CCAGGACAACGAACTTTGGTCGTACCATGCGTATGACTCTGATGAGTTCGTAAAACAAACCTGATCTGGTTTCTTTGGTAATACCTTTTTGAAGACCTGCAACTGATATATCTTGGCAGGGAAATCCTCCTGTGATGACGTCAAACTCTCTAGGTTTAGCTGTAAATGTTGTGATGTCGTCATGGATGGGAACGTGTGACCAGTGTTTGTTAAGGATTTTTTGGCAGTAAGGGTTGATTTCTATGAATTGTGTTGTCTCAAAACCACCTACAAGTTTTTCAGCAGCGTAGCTAAAGCCACCGATACCTGCAAAGGTATCTAAAAGTTTCATAGGCTATCGTTCTAAAGCAGGTATCACATCAAGGTCTGGAAGGCTTGACATAAGATCTTCCATAGGATTGTTTGCTGTTGGAATACATTCAATACCATTATCTTTTAACAGTTGTCTTGCTACGTTTAGATCACCTGCTTTTGCTTCTCCACTCTTCACTTTATCCAACAGATTTTGTATAAGAACTGTATGCAGATTTTGTAATAATTCTAATTTTTTGTCGTTACCCATAATTAGAAGTCTTTTGAAAATAATATACCTTGTTTTAAGATATTATGCCTATCATAGCTTTAAGTTTCTGAATTATAGTCTTTTTTTTTACTCTTTTCTTCTTTTGTAAGGCTAGATTTTTTGTTCGATGATGTTCTGCCATTTCATATCGCATCAGTTTTAATTCAGTTTCCTGTATGCGTTGCATGGCAGCCATGATAAGCAAATCTTGCAAGCGGTTTTCTTTTACCAGAGCAAAAGAATATGCTCTCAGAAAACTTTCAGTTAATTTATCCACCTCTCTGCATTTCATTTCTATTTCCAACTCAACTTCAAGAGGTGGTTTTCCAACAAGAATATTGAAAAATTCTTTGTGGTTCATATCAATTCATCTTAGGGAACAGTTGTTGCTCCAACATATCCACAGCACGGTCATCAAGAGTATTCGAGGTTTGTTTGCAGATTGCTCTAAGTAAATCAACTACTAATCTTTTTACAGCAGTTGTAGTAAAAAACGTTAGTAGTACTGGTTTTAAGAGTTTGAGCATAATTACTATTGTGTTACTTTCCAAACATACCAATATTTGCTAAGTTTGCCATAGCTACTGCTTTTTCATGGAAGATCAAGAAGAAAAAGAAGGCAATCGTGTTGAAACGATTGTTAAAATTGCTGTTCTTATATGGTCTGCTGCAATGCTAACTCTTTCTTATTATGAACCGCCAAGTGGAAAAAAGATTGTAGACTTCGATCCAACTTTCATAGCTTCGATCTTTAGTGGTTCACTAGCTGCTTTGGGAGTCCAAACAGGTAAGAAAAAGAACAATAATGGCAATGCTCCTAAAATAGTGGATAATAGTAAAAACAAAGTAGGTATCAAATGAAAAAACTTCTCCCACTTTTGCTTTTAGTCCCATCAGCAGCTTTTGCAGACATAACCTCAACTATTACTTCTTCTGTAAAACTTGAAGTAGCAGCACCAGGAACTACAGCAGATCGTATAGGCAACTCATATAGTGTCTCAGGTACAGGTGTAACCACTACAGATGGTACAACTGCTGGAAGTCTTGGTGGATTGGGAGCAGCCACTAATGGTGTAAATAGTTATACAGCGATTACAGCAAGCCAACTAACAGATGGGGAATCATTTTCATATACAGTCTCACATACGACAGGTGATACTATAGCCACATCGTTAACAGTCGGAGAGGTTAGCCCTTTTGGAGACTTAACAAGTAATAGCGGAGGGACTGCTACAAACCTTGCTGGTACAGTTGATAATCATGTTATTACAGTTACCGCAGGTTCTGCTGGTACAACAGCTACAGGACAATATGTAACTTCTGTCACAGTAGACTAATGAGCTATGCAGAGGCTTTTATTACTGTTTTTTATATATGCTTTACCAGCTAATGCAAACATTGTTCCTAATTTTGTTCAAGGAAATATGCAAAGTACTACAAATACAGTTACTACATTATCAGAATCTATTACAAGTAAAGACTTTAAAACAGGTTACGAATATACAGTTACAGGCACAGGTATATCACATGATGGAGGTAGTATGTCACCCGATGCAACTTCAATTACAGGAACTGTAGGAGGTACATCTTATAAATGGACAGGAGCAGATATGACAACAAAACCAAACTGGACACTGACAAATCCTACATCAGGAGATGCTTTTCAATTTACAGAAACATATTCAGGACCAGGCTTACAGAATATCACAACAATTCAAAGAGATATAACAACAGAATCCGTTACTACTACTACCTCTGTGTTCTCACAATAATTTTTAGTCCAGTAAAAGTATTTGCTAATGCTGTCAGTCAAAGTAATAGTGGATCTGTTACTAATCAGAACTGGAACGTCAATAATGGTAGTTTTCATACGAACCAATATGGAGGTGGGGTTGTATGTCAGGGTGCAATGATGACTATAACTCCATTTACAACCTTTAATTCAAATTACCGCAAACCTTTTCAACATTATTATGAAACTCCTTATTACGATCCAACAGATATTGAAGGTGATTTTGATGATGATGGTAATCCTATAGGAGATGGGACACCTGACAATCCAGGTGATATTTTGTTTTATCAACAAAATTATTCTGGTACAAACAAAGATAGTTATGCGCTTGGCACAGGTATTACTTTAAATTTTTCTATTCCTCTTGATAGAGGATTACAAAAACAGTGTAAGGAAGCTGCTGCAACACAAACTAATATACAAAAACAAAAACTTAAAAACCTAGAACTAGACTGGCATTTTGCAAGATTAAAGCACTGTGGTGAGAAAAAACTAGCAGGCATTCAGTTTACAAAAGACAGTCCTTATCATAATCTTTGCAAGGATATAGAAGTTGTACCTAAGAAGGGTCAGATTTTACCTCATCAGCATTCTTTGACTTCCGAGAAGTAATTTTTTTGATGATTTGTTTTACTAAAGGTTTTATTGCATTAATAAGAAGTGGAGTAGTAGCAGCGACCAGAGCAATACCAGCAGCAGTAGCAGCAGCTTTAGGTGAAGGTAGGTATTGGTCGATAAACTTTGTATCTTCATAGAGTGTTATGCACTCTTTCTTATCTTCCGATAATTTATGGCCGATAACACGTTCTAGTTTTTTATCGTTACGAAAATCTCCAACCCTTTGATCTTTATCACCAGGACATTTTATAAAAAACTCTTCTTTCTTTTTTTCTGGTAATTTAGGTTTTTCAGTTTTTACTTTTGGTGTTGGTTCCTCTCTTTTTTTTTCTTGTTGTTTTGTTTCTACAATTTGTATTTTGTTTCTGTTGTATAACAAAGGTTCAAATCCAGGCATAGAACCGTATGGACAACTTATAACAGTACCTGTTGGATCATCGTTATAAAGGGCTGTATTCTTAGGTGAAGCGTCTCTGTGATATTTTACACATCCAGGTAGTTTAAGAGATGGTAGGGGGACATTTAAGACTTGGTATGGATTATGTACAGGTATATTTATCTGCGGTATTTTAATGTCGGGTATTTTAACTATTCCCACTTACATTTTGTCTCCCACTCTATATACTCCTGATTACGTTTTTCTATCAGTTTTACAAAATCACGAGCAATAAGCCAATTCATATGTTTCATTACCTGTCCTAATAATTGATTTTCAAACGCTGGACTTTTCATGTATAGAAACACCATAAACCCCGATCCAAATGTAATTCCTGATGTTATCAATGCCAAGACAGCTATAAAACGAGTTCTTATACGACTAGGTGTGGGTTGCAATTCTGTCATAGTGGTATAGAAGGTCCACTAAATTTTGGTAGTTGTTTTGGTATTTCATCTATCATTTTATTTTGCAGATCGCCCATGATTTTATTTTTAAGGTTACGTTCAAACTCTGGTGATCTCATATATTGAATTGCTAAGTAAGCTCCTACACTCATTGACGTAACCATCAAAAATGAAATAATAGAAAGAATGTTAGCTATTTTATTAAACATGAGAGATGCGTTTGCAAAAGCTTTAGTACCTGTAACTATTATAACTTTCTGTGGTATCTGTGCATTAGCACCGTTATATCTAACTTTAGGAATTATGACTCGTCAGATGACAGAGAAATCTAATTAGATTCTAAGGCTTTTACTTTTGCTGATAAATCTTTTACAGCTTCTACTAAAACTCCAATTAGACCACTATATTGCAGCGTCTTACTACCTTCATCACCATGAACAAGCTCTGGAAATACTTTTTCTACATCTTGTGCTATAACACCCATTGAATCAATAGAAGCATTATCTAATTTATATTTATAACCTGTTATCTGTTGTAGTTTATCTAGTGTATTTGTAATTGGCTTTATATCAGACTTAAAAGCAATATCAGATGTTTCTGTAACTGTTCCCGTAACTGTTATGCCCGAACTGGTTGTTTCCAATTTTTTCGAACCATTAAAGAAAAAATTACAAGCTGATGTAGGTACAAAATTAGCGGACATTTTATCATCACTTGCATTTTTTATAAATATGCTTGATCCTAATAATTTTAATACTCCAGTTCCATCATCTTTTATGACGCTGTGTGATCCATCATGAAATATTTGTAAATCATCGCCAGTTCCTAACTTTATCTGTTCATTGTCCTCCATATCTATTTCAGAAGGAGCAATGGTTTGATCTGCTACAAGTGCAACTATCTCACTTGCGGTCTGATCAGCAGTTGCACTTGCTTCAATACCATTCAACTTAGTATGGTCTGCATCAGTAAATACGTTGCTATCACTAGCACTTTCTACAAGTGTTCTTATTTCTGCTGCGGTTTGATCTGCTGTTGCACTAGTTTCTATACCATCTAATTTAGTTTTATCTGAGGTAGACATAAAACCAGATGCAGATGTTGTAGCATCTGATATATTTAATTTCGATTGATCAATAGCAGCAGTTGCATTTACCTTGGCATTAGTAATTGCACCGTCATCTACTGTGGTTGTTGATTGAGGTAATCTTGAATATACAATTCCAAAAAATGCAGTTCCTGATGCTGGTGCAGAAGCAAAGGTAATTGTTCCTGTTTCTGAATTTATAGTATAAGCAGTAGTTGGTTCTTGTATTACACCACCCAAGCTAATCATTACTGATTGAGGATTAGCTGGTTTTACACTAATACTATTAGATGTAAGGTTAAAGGTAGTTAATGAACCGTTAAAACTACTAGTAAGACTATCTAATTTAACCGTATTAATGGTTCCTGTATTATAAGAACCTTGCGTAATCCATTTAACACCATCAAAATGATATTGCAAACCATTTGATGCGTTATGTACATCACCTGTGGATGGAGAAGCGGGAAAATTTAAAGCCATGATTTTATTATATGGTATTAGGTTTGGTTGTCATATTTAACGAACCCACCAGACCCAGTTACTAAAATTAGCAGTGGTAAAAGTTAATTTTATAGTATCGGTAGGACCAACATTCCAAACTAAAGAAGCAACACCAGCAGCCAATACCTGACCATTTAAAGTAACTGTTACACCATTACCTCCATAAGCACTAATCATGCAGGGAGCCATTACAGGATTTACTAAATCAACACCATTGCCTGATACAGGTATAGCACTTGCATTAGGTATGGTAGATCCACCGTTACCTGTAACAAAACTGTTGTTATAGCCGTAATTATCTGTAATTTTTGTAGTGTTTGATGTGTTTGTAGTGTTTATCGGTCCTGTAACATTATTTTCTAAATTGTTATTTGCTATAGCCACATGATTTACTGTGCTACCTAAATCGACTCCATATATTTGATACCCTGCGTAACCATTTATTATATTA